TAGCCTGCTGATCTTTTTTTCGTGCTGCGTCGCAGCATATCGAAGGGCGGCGCAACGACCCGCGCGTCGTTGCTTGCCAGGGGGGCCTTCCTCCCGGGGCGGGGTTGATGGGCCTAATCACGAAGCTTTACGGGGCGCTGACTGAAAAAAGTAGTTTTCGACGCCGGGAATAGTTCATTCCCAACGCTACCATTCATTTGTGCCACGCGCGATTTGACTACTACCATTAGACCTGTTATCGTTCCACCGTGGCAAAGGAGCTTGCGATGAAACACACTTGGCCCGTAGAAGTTAAGCGAGCGCTTCAGCGAAGGATGCACGCGGCGAAGAGCGCAGGAAAAGAAGTGCCCACAATGGAATGGCTCGAGAAGCGTATAATCGATTGCAAGGGGCGATGCGAACATTGCGGCGTCGAGCTGAAGCTTGACAAGTCGCAGGGACACGAACAATGCTTATCGTTACATCATGATTTGATGCTAGGTATGATGATCGTTTGCTTGGACTGCAATATAAAAGCAAGAGATACATTCGCCCCAGAAGCTAGAGATAAGCATTTCGAAAAGCTTCACGAAATCGTTCAAACGTTCAAACGAACTGGTGGTGTTTGGAGGAAGCCAAGCTTTACTGTGCTCGAGGTACGATAGTGGCAAACAGCGTTCAAGTGCAGCGCGTCTCGCACACCCACAACGCGATTCTCGACTTCATGGTCGCGAATCCGACGGCGCCGCTTTCGCACGTCGCGACGTACTTCGGCTATACCCAATCGTGGCTATCGACCGTCATCCACAGCGACGCGTTTCAGGCGCGGCTGCGCGAGCGGCAGGACACCGCCTTCAACGAGGTCGTGGTCGCCGATCTGCGCGCGAAGATCACCGGCGTCGCGTCGCAAGCAATCGACAAGCTCAGCGAGAAGCTCGCCGTAGCCGCCGACATTCGCGACGTGAAGGACAGCGCCGAAATGCTGCTGCGCTCGATCGGCTGGGGGCAGCCCAAGGCCGCGGCCGCGCCCGCGCGCCAGACGAACATCGTCGTGCTTGCGGACCGTGAGTCGTTAGCGCGTTCGCGCGAGCTCATGCAGGCCGCGTCGGAGATTGCTGATGCAACTGAACGACTTGCCATCGAACACAGCGCCGACAGCGCCGTCACGGCCAGCTGACTTCCGCCCCGCCGGAAATGTTCGATGGGCTATGCCATGCCACGAGCCCGGGTGGGCAGCCAAGCTCGCATTGTCGAACAACGGCGCCTTCGCCGCCGGACAGCGATACGAGGCGCGCGTGCACGAGCTTCTACTTGTTCAGTTTCCCGTTTCATACGTGCGCTCTCCATGGTTTGCTTTCTCGGGATCCGGAGGAGCACGTCATTGCCAGCCTGATGGGCTCTTGCTTGATTTTCGCAGCGGCAGCGTCACCATCGTCGAAATCAAGCTATACCATACTGAGCGTGCTTGGTGGCAACTCGAGCAGCTCTACAGACCCGTTATTTCTCGCGCATTTGGACCACAATGGCGTGTGGCAACAGCTGAAGTATGTCGATTTTACGATCCTTCGATTTCAATACCCGCTCTCGTGCGACTCCACGCCGACTTGACGAAGTGCCGCGAGGACGAGTTTAACGTTCATATCAGGAGCGCATAATGCCCTTTGGCACTTTTGAAGCGGACTGGAACTCAATCCCCGATTGGTTTGCGCGCCTGTTTCAATCGGGCTTCTTCACCAAGGGCCTGTTCATCTACGACAACAGCATCGGTGGCGCGAGCTTCGCGCCGGACTGGGCCAACGTTCAATACTACGACGTGGCCGTAGGCCAAGCCTTTACGGTTAGCAATCCCACGAGCGAAGCCGTGCCTGGACAGCTCGTCATGATCCATCTCTTCCAGGACGCGATCGGCGGCTGGGACATTACGTTCGGCACAGCGTACAAGTTCCCAACTGCCTTTAGCAACGCGGGCCACGATGCCAGCACGAGAACGATGGTCGTGTTCGTCTGTGATGGGCATGGCTTTTACTGGGCGCTCGGCGCGAACAGCTGGGCATTGGAAGACTAACCGCGCATTGCGCGAATGGAGGCGGCGATGATACAGCAAGAAGGAATGATTATCAAACAAGCGTCGGCATTGGCGGGCAAGGAGAATACCCTTCGCCAAAGCATGGTCGCTCGTATCGACTCGTACAAAGACAGCGTGAAGCAACTGGAGCGGCTTCTTTCGGTCTTGCCGGATGAGTTGCTCGACGTGTCGATGACCCAGGTCTATCGATTGCTGGGGCTATGAAAATGCGCGCGCTATGGCTTGCTTTGTTCGTGGTTTGCGTCGCTTGCGTCACGCCCAAATCCCCACAGGCCGCGCTCGCCGACAGCGAGATAGCCTTGACCAGCGCCGTGCAAACAGCAGACAACTATCTCGCGTCGCAATGTCAAGACGCGCATAGTGATGCTTGCGGCAAGGCGCTGACGTGGCACGTGACGATGCACGCGCGCGCGGAAGCCGCAGCTTCGCTGCTTAAGGCTGCGCATACCTCGCTCGACATCAACGACCCTGCAGCGATGCAATCGGCGCTTTCGACAGCGAACAGTCTGATAGCGCAGATCAACAGCATGGTTAATGCGAAGCTGACGAAGGAGGTGAAATGATCCCCGTCGGACTCATCATCGCGCTGGCGCAGAGCGCCGTGCAGGCAGTGCAAGCGATCCAAGCGGCGAACGTCATCAACGCCAAGCCTGATCCCACGCCCGAGGATTGGGCCGAGCTCGACAAGGCGCTCGACGCCGCATTGGCCGCGAGCACGGTTAAAGAACAAGCTATAATGGCGATGCGCGCCGCGCAGACAAAATGATCGTATCGTTTCCCTTCTCAAAAACCTCATACGACGGCTCGGGCATCGAGCCCGCGTCGCTTGTGAAGGCGTTGCAGGACCTCGAGACCGCAGATACCGGCGCATTGACTGCGATAACGACGCCAGTCAACATCGTCAGCAATTCCGTCTATCCGTCCGATCAGACGCTGGTGTTTGTAGGACAGGGCGCACTGTCGCCTTCGAGCGGTGTTACCGTAACGCTCAATTGCAAGATCATTGCAGCGCCCGGCGCGAACATCTTCGATATTTCAAAGGGCGGCACGTTCAACGGCAACCCGCTCAACGATCGCGTTTACTCGACGTGGTTCGGTGCTGATCCAACGGGCGTCAACGATAGCGTCGCGGCGATGCAAGCCTGGCTGACGTTTTGCAGCGGCAAACAGAAGCCCATTCCGGCGCAGGTGCCGGGACATTACAAGCTCGTGGGCCCGACCTCGTCACATAGCAACCCGTTGCTAACCGTCGATAGCTACGCGAACAATGGCGGCGGCTTTGGTCTGCCGATGATCGAGGGCGTGCAGCGCGGCGGCAATCCATCGACCGACTATAACTGCTGGTGGGATGCAAGCGGCTCACATCAAATACTCTACACAGAAATGTTCTCGAACATCGCGCCGCCCATCATCGCCTTCACCGGTGGCAGCGGCGAGATGAACTACGGCGGCATTCGCGACGTGCAGTTTACAGGCAATGGCCAGAACAGCTACGTACGTGTGCAGGACGCTGAGGGCGTGCAGGTCGAGCGGTGTACAGGCATCAATGGCTATTGGGCCGTGGAGGTATTTGCGCGCAATCCTGGCGGGCCGCCAACCGCCGGTGGCTATAACAGCGGCGCGACGGGCGGCTTTCCCGAGTGGAACCTCGTACGCGATTGTCGCTTTGCCGTAGGCCGCCACGGCATCGTTTACAGGCGTTGGTGCGCCGCAGACTATAGCGCGGCCGCCAACGGCTCGCTACACGGCAATCGTGTAGAGCGGACGTGGATCAATCTGCCCGCTGCCGATGGCGCCTGCGCCGTTTATATCTATCCTGGCGAGAAACTCTACAATGGTTTCTTTGATATTGAAGTATTCTTCCACAGCGGCAGTACGCAGTATGCGATAGGCTTCGAACCATCGATAGATGGAAGAATGAATGCCATTCCGCCAACAATCGATGGCTGTCTGCGCGCCGAGGGTGCACTTGGTCTCTGCAAGTGGGGCGGGCCGAACAATTACATAGCGTGGCTTGGGCGCGAGACCTCGCTGGGCGGGATTTCGTATGGCTCGCTCGTGCCGTGCTATTATGCAAATTGGCTCGGCTCGGAGGCCGGTGCTAGCAATGGTGTGCTGGTAATGTCGAGGCGGCCTTATAGTACTGTGCTCGGTGTTAATAGCGGTACAACGATAGTACACATAGCTGGCTCTGCATTCATTAGCGTTACGTTCCAAGCCGCGAACTACGAGTACCGAATCGTTGGTAGCGCGTGGTCGAACAACTATGGCAACGCGGGTAATTGGACAGCGTGGACAGTATGGGCGGTGGCTAACGGTACTGGCTGGGGGCCTCCCACAATCTCTGTAGATAGCAATGGTAATGTGGTGGCGACGAATGCGAGCTGGCCCGCATCGACCGTTAGTTGTTACGTACAGGTTATTGAAGGGTTGCTGTCGCCACAGGCATACAGTAGCAATTTCAACGTGATGTATCCTTACTAAAGGAGATTCAAAATGGACATGCAGTTGGATTGTGAAGTAACCCACAATGGTAAACCGTTTTTGAGTAACTCTCTTACCTACCACAACGTGGACGCGGGCGCGGTGGCTTTCATTACGAAGCACGGTATGAACCTTCTCCCCCATCTGAGTGCAAAGCATACACAGGGAGCAGAGTTCCAAGTTTCGCTTAGTGCGTCGATCGACGGCAAGTCGTCAGGCCCGGCGGTCGCCGCGCAGGTATCGCGGAAGGGCTTCTTGGAGCTGGAGCGAAAGCTATTCGACTTCTTGCCACAGGTTGTGGATGAAGCAGAGAAGCTCGCGAAAGCAGGGGGGAAGATATAGCCCCCCGTCAGGGCTGGGCTTGACGCATCATTGCGGCGGCGTTTTAAAGGGCTTGCATTTGCGCGCTACGCGCGCTCGGTCGAAAAGGAGTTTTGAATGGCAACCGTAACAGTATCATGGACAACTGTACCACAGAACTTTCCAGCAGGCACGATCATTGGCAAGACGAGCGTTGTGCTGAGCGGTCCGTCGGCCGGGACGATGATGGTGGACGCGAGCCCAGCCGTCTTCCCGAACGTGAACGGCGACGATCCGAACAATCCCTATCAGGCCATCATTCAGCTGCTCGATGGCGCGGGGAACGCGTTGGGCGCGGCGCTGACCGTCAAGTCGGTCGAGCCAGTCGTCGGACAGGTACCTGATACAGGTAGCGTGACCATCGCGCCGTAACGCACTAGCGGAGGTGCGGCATGGCAACGATATTAAATATCAACATTGACCTGGATGACAGTGAGGACGAGAGACACGAAATTCGCCTCATGCGTCTCCAGGTGCGCTTGCTTGCGGAGCAACTCGAGGTGCTGAAACACATCGAGGCGCGACTGGGAGGGCAGCAGGTGAAGGCCCAGATTCCTTCCGCTGGAACGATAATGGTGACAAAATGAAGCCACAGTCGACTAACCACATGAAGAAGAGCAACTTTTCACGCACGAGGCGGGGCGCGGCGACGCCCAATCCTGTAGTGAAGCGAAGCGCGAAAACGCCTGGCGTGAAGGGACGGGGCAAAAAGAGTGGTGGATATTGATGAACCTCACGCTCGAGCGTAGCGAGTACGGCGAGAATGGGGTCTTTGGGCGGCTCGGGCCGTTGTATACGCTCGAGCACGCCTATTCTATTGAGAGTGCGCACGGGAAGATCTGGCAGGCCAAAGTACCCCTAGGCGTCTATAAATGTGTGCGCGGCAAGCATCGAACGAAGCATATTGGCGAGTTTGAGACGTTCGAAGTAACCAATGTTCCTGGACACACTGGTATACTGTTTCACGTCGGCGGAACGGAAGTCGACAGCGAGGGTTGTATACTACTGGGCCTAGCTCGTCATGGTATGTCGATGATATATAGCAGCGACGCATTCCGACGCTTCATGCAGTCGCAGCTAGGCGTGAACGAATTTACACTTACAGTGAAGGATAGAGATACAATGGCAGAGTCAGTCGTAGTGCCGGCCGCCGTCGATGTGCCAGCCGCCCCGCCGGCCGCGGCTGCGCCAAGCATCGTGCCTGGAGTCCACAACAAAGTGGCTATTCCGACGTTCGCCGGGATGCTGGTCGGCACAGTGCTGCTGATCGCGAAGCAAAAGTGGGGTCTGGATTTGAGCGGCCAGGAGGTTGTGATCACGCAGTTGATCACGGGCCTCATCGGTTGGCTCGTTCCGCAAGGAGGTTCATGATGCCTTGGACAGCGAAGGACGCGAAGCGTCATACGAAAAAGGCCGGATCGGCGAAGTCGAAGCGACAGTGGTCGCACATCGCCAATTCTGTTTTGGCAAAGGGTGGAAGTGAAGGGTCAGCGGTTCGACAAGCGAACGCTGTTGTTAAACGGTCCAGGAAAGGAAAGTGAAAATGAGCGTTATGGGAAAGAAGGGTCATGGTGGAAAGGCTGCGCAGCACGCGCCAGCGTTTGGCAATGATGCCCCGCGGAACTCGAAGGCAGCGCGGACGCCTTTGGGCGGCTCGCGTGAGCACGGCGGGCGCGGCGCCGCAGGCAAGGCGACACGCGGTTCGCGCAAGGGCAACCGCGGTGGCTCACGCAAGGCGGCAAGCGTAGGAGGCTGGAATGCCTGAGCGCGGAACGAAATATCGGGGCAGCACGCCGTCGAATCCACTGTTCGGTGGGCCGCAGGGCCGGGCGATGTCGGCTCCGAAGCGCAACGGCAACGGGCCGCACTACGCGGAGTCGAATGAGGGTTTGGCTGATCAGGTCGGTGGATTCATGGCTGAGCCGGCGAGCGGCGCGCAAGGGCTCAATGTGCAGTTTCCGCCGCCAACGCGGGGCAAGGCTGTCGTCGACGTTAATGCCGATGAAAACGGTACAGCGCGAAAAGGCGGTCGCCAGTGACAAGTGTCTCCTCCCCCTCTTCTCTAACGCAGCATTTTGCTGCTCCTGAAGAGGTTTCCCCCGAAGAGCTCGTATCGTTGTGTGCTGTTGATCACGAGCTCTTCGGGCGGACTTTTTTTCCCAAAGCGTATCGTTATCCGAGTCCGCCATGCATGCGCGAGATGGATCGAGTGCTATACAATCCGAAGAATCGGCTGTGCGCGTTCGAGCTTTGGCGAGGCAGCTCGAAGACTACGCGGCTTCGTGTATTCACAGCCAAACGAATTGCGTACGGGATATCTCATACTATTCTGTACATTTCGAGATCACAAGGCCACTCGATCAAATCGGTAGAGTGGATCAAGAACGCCGTGGAGTACAATCGCCTCTTTTCCGACTCGTTCGGACTGAGACCAGGGTCAAAATGGACTGGTGAGGAGATTGAGATATTCCACGGAATCGACGAGTATCCCATACGGATTATTGCTATGGGCATTACGGGCCAGATCCGTGGCTTTAACGTGGACGACTTTCGACCTGACCTGATTGTTGTGGACGACCCCGATGGCGAAGAGACCACTTCCAGTCCCGAGCAAATTACAAAAACCCAACAACTATTCTTTGGCGCAATTAAAAACTCGCTCGCGACCCGCGCTGATGCACCCAACGGCAAGCTTGTTATCGCCCAGACACCCAACGAGGCAGGGGACCTTATCGAAACCTGCGTCAAAGACCCACAGTTCGCCTCGCTCGTCTTTGGCTGCTTCGACCACGAAGGTAAGTCGCGGTGGGAGATGATGTTTCCCACGGAGGAATTGTTGAATGATAAGGCGGCGTATATCAAGCGCAACCAGCTCTCGATTTGGCTCCGCGAGATGGAGTGTACGATCTCGAGCCGCGAGGAGCGCGCGTTCGATCTGGAGTGGATTGAGTATTGGACAAATACTCCGCCTGCAATGGCAGTCTACATTGCGATTGACCCCGCGTCTAGTGAGGCCGAAACCGCTGACTTTCAGGCTATTGCGTGTGTGGGCTTCTTTGCGGGCAAGACGTACCTGCTCGAATATTCGCTATCGAAAGGTAAAGATCCTGAAGAGATCGCCACGGAGTTCTTTCGCCTCGTTCGCAAGTGGAAGCCGATCGCGGCGATCGTCGAAAGCGTCTCATATCAACGAGTCCTTGCATGGTATCTGCGGAACGCCATGGCAAGACACAGAACGTACATAACTGTGCATGAGGTGGACGATCGGCGCAAAAAGAGCGACCGCATCATTCAGGCGTTGAGCGGGCGTTGCTCGAGCGGGAACTTTTTTATTCGCCGAGAACATGACGAATTTATTGCACAGTATTCGCAATATCCAGCACAGCCGTCGAAGAGCTACCGCGGGAAGGACGACTTGCTCGACGCAGTGGCAATGGCGATCACCTTCGCGGGCGGAAAAATGGAAGCGATTGAGGGAGACTATAGCGTGATTGACGACGCCTATGAGCCGTTGAAGCTGCAGTGGAGCGCGCCCTAATGCTGCAGCCTGGTGTGAAGGAGATGAAGTTCGGGTCGCAGCTGCATCAGGATATACTGACGGCGCTGACGGCGCGGCTTGATTTCTCGCGCTTACGCATGACTGATTTCCACGACAAGTGGCGGAAGGCGGAGGAGGCTGAGCTTGCGTACATGCCCACAAAGGACAATGATCAGCTGCGTAAGGGGAAGAAAGAACAGGGCGATCCGAACTATGTTACGATTGTTGTGCCCTACAATTACGCATTGCTGCAGTCCGCCCATACGTACTGGACGAGCGTCTTCCTCTCGCGCCAGCCGGTATTTCAGTTTCAGGGCCGGCACGGCGAGGGTGAACTGCAAGTGCAAGCGCTAGAGTCGCTCATTGACTATCAGCTGTTGGTTGGTGAGTGGCTGCCGCCGCTGTTCATCTGGCTGCACGACGTGGCCAAGTATGGAGTCGGGGTGCTATGGAGCTATTGGGACGAAACTACGGAAACGATTTCCAAGATTGTCGAGCAGCCAAAGGAAATCTTTGGCATACCTATTCCGGGAACGAGCGAACGCAAACACGTGACGGAATCTGTACCTGGTTATCAGGGCAATCGACTGTTCAACGTCCGGCCCTTCGACTTCTTTCCGGACCCGCGGGTACCACTTTGGAATTTGCAAAAGGGAGAATTCTGCGGTCGTATTTACGACATGAGTTGGAACGACTTGATCAAGGGCGAACGCGAAGGACGCTACTACAATATCGACGCGGTTTGGAGAAACGCGCAGCGCGACATGGATCGGGACGCCTCATCATCGCAAATGCAGATGCCCTTCGATTACTTGCGTGCTTCGTCCTATGCTCTCGACGATTTAGACAAGGGCTTCAACGAGATGCTGGACATTGTCGTGGACTTGTCACCGTTCGATTGGAAGCTGGGCTCAAGAAAGACGAACGAGAAGTGGGCCTTTACGGTGGCGAATCGTGGCACGGTGATTGGGGCGCAGCCGCTTGGAATGTATCACAATCGCTTCCCGGCACACCCGCTGCAGTACGAGGTCGAAGGCTATCAGGTCCTGGCACGGTCGATGATGGATATCATCCAGCCGCTGAACGATACGCTCACGTGGTTGGTGAACGCGCACTTTTACAATGTGCGAGCGGCGCTCAATGATCAAGTCGTCATCGACCCGTCGCTGGTCGAGATGCGGGACGTGGACAGTCCAGGGCCCGGCAAGGTCTGGAGGCTGAAGCCAGCAGCGTACGGCATGGACCCTGGTAAGGTTTATTCGCAAATGCGCGTCGCCGACGTGACGCAGACGCATATGCAAGATACTCGCTTCGTTACCGATCTGATGCAGCGCGTGACGGGCGCCTTCGATCCGATACAGGGCGCGGTAACACAGGGCGGACGGAAGAGTGCTACGGAAATCCGCACCTCGTCGAGCATGGGTGCCAACCGGCTGAAGACAGAGGCGGAATGGTTTAGCGCCGTGGGCTTTGGGCCGATGTCGAAGATTCTCGTGCAGGCGACGCAGCAGATGTATACGACCGAGAAGCGGTTTAGGATTGTTGGCGACATGGCCCAGCCGAATATGGCCCGACAGATATCGTCCGCGGACATTCAAGGCTTCTTCGACTATATACCTGTCGATGGTACAATGCCTGTGGATCGCTTTGCGATGGCTTCGCTTTGGAGGGAGCTGATGGGCGAGATGCGACAGATGCCTGAGATCTATATGCAGTACGACATTGGGCGAATATTCGAATACGTTGCGCAGCTGGTCGGCTTGCGAACAATCAAACAGTTCAAGATTCAGACGATGAGTCCTGAACAGATTGCGATGCAGCGTGCGCAGGGCAATATTGTTCCTATGACAGGAGGTGGAGGTGGACGCGGCAGAGCTTCGAAAGGTGGTAACGCAGGACCAGGAGGCGCTACGGGAATACAAAGCCCTCCTCAAGTCTCCGGGATGGGACCGGTGGCTTAGATTGATTGAAGAGCAGCGAGAGTATAGACAAGTGCATTTGAATCGGCCGGCGACTGGAATCGGCGAAGTGCTGCATTCCGAGTTCCTCAAGGGCGAGATTAATGCGTTCAATACGGTGCTGAAGAATCTTGACGCGGAGATAGAGCGGCTATCGAGCGAGGTACAAGAGATCTTGAGCAGCTATCCATCATTGTTTGGAGAGGAAGAAAATGAGCTTGCAAATTCGCGTACTGCACCCTGAAGGGGACGCGGCGTCGGCTGCGGCGCCAGAAGCGCCGGTCGTACCGACTGATGCGCCCGTTGTGTCTGAAGCGCCTGTTGCGCCTCCTTCTGAAGATTTCGGTTATCAAGACACTCCTGGTGTTGATGATGCTGACATGGACATCTTTGCTCGTGAAGAGGCGCCAATCGCCTCTCCTGCGCCCGAGCCAGAGCCTGTGCCCGCGCCGTCAACACCGGAGCCATCCGTGGCCGCTGCACCTGTGCCTGCAGCGACACCAGAACCCGCACGGGCAGAGCCCGCGCCTGAGCCAGCACCTGTAGCTGCTGTTCCGCCCGAGCCGGCCGCGCCGTCGACGCCGGGCGAGACCCCGGAGCAGCAACAGCAACGCTGGCAAGAGCAGCGCACGCAATGGAGAAAGACAACGGAAGATGCAGCGACGAAGGCTTTCGAGCCGATAATTGCTGAGCATGCCAATGATCTTTTGACCAATCCGGAAAAGGTACTGCCGAAGTTAGCTGGAAGATTGTTTGTAGATGTGCTTGAAGCTGCGCAGCAAGCGATTGCAACGATGGTACCGCCTGCGGTACAGCAGATGCAAAGCGCAGAGGCAATGCAGCGACAGGCGGTTACGCAAGCGAAGCAAATGTGGCCGGAACTCTTTCCGGAAGGCAACGCGCAGGAGTCGTCGAAGCGGTACGATGCGCTGAGGCGGCATGCGTGGAGCTTTCGAATGATGGATAGAGCGGCGCCCGCGGATGCGATCTTGCGTAAGGCCGGTGCGGCGGCGATGGTTGAGCTCGGACTATCGAGAACGACAAGCGCAGCGCCGCCCGTCGAACAGACGCAGGCTGCCGTGGTGCCGTTCCGCCCAGGTGGTACAGGTGGAAGAACGGCACCAGCGCCGTCAAGCCCGTCGAAAAATGTCTTCGAGCAACTGGCAGATGAATTTTTGATGGACGACAAAGGACCGTAAAGGTGAACAATTTCATTCTTAGTTTTCTTTTCAACCTGCTAACCGGCGAAGCCTTCAAGCTTCACTGGTTTCAGGGACTGCGTGGTACTGGCGATTGGGGCACGGACGAACGGCCGAAGAACTTTCGCGAGATGATCCTGTGGCGCAACCCAAACGGAAGCGCCCCGCTAACCGCCCTTCTAAGCAAGACCGCAAGCAGAAAGGTCGACGACGCTGAGTTTGCGTGGTGGGAAGAAGAGCTGGCGCCGATTCGCCTCGTGCTGGCGAGTCAGGCCGCGACGACAAGCATCACGTCGTTGGTGGTTAGCAGTGGGGCGAACGCACTCGTACCGGGGGATATACTGTTGGCGGAAGCTGCGACGGATACGTCGACGTACGAGCTGGTGGCGGTGGTCGCGGTGACGAGCGATACGAACTTCACTATCAGCCGTTCGTTTGCCAATACGACTGCGGCGTCGATGGCAACGAGCGCCGGGCTGACACGGGTCGGAAATGCGTTCGCGGAAGGCACAACGAGTCCAAGCGTTTCGGCGAACAACCCGACAAAGCTGAAGAACTATTGTCAGATCTTCAAAACGGCCTACGATATTACGAATACGGCGAAGCTGACGTATGCGCGCACCGGCGATCCGCTGAAGAATGACAAGAAGCGGAAGATGTTTCAGCACAGCGTCTCGATGGAGCATGCGATGCTGTTCGGGGTGGCTTACGAGACGACGGGTAGTAACGGTAAGCCGCTGCGTTCGATGGGCGGGCTGCGACAGGCCATCGCGACCAATGTTACAGTGTATTCTACGACACCGACAGAGAGCACATTCCTCGCTGCGATTCAGCCAATGTTCGACTACGATGGAGGTGGTGGAAATCAACGGCTGGCGCTGTGCGGCAATGGTATGTTGACGGGCCTGAACAAGATCGCCAAGAGCGGCATGTCGATTCGTGTTGACGAAGTCGTGAAGCTGTATGGTATGAATCTTCAGAGATGGATTCTGCCGCAAGGCGAGATCTATATTCGTTCGCATCCGCTAATGAACGTTCATCCTCGCTATACATACAGCGCGTTTATGATCGATCCCTCGTCTCTGGTCTATACGTATTTGCGTGATACGCATCTGGAAGATAATATTCAGGCGCCAGATAGCGATGACCAGAAGGGGCAATGGCTGACCGAGTGTGGGCTTGAGTGGCATCACGAGCGCACGATGGCCTATCTGGGGAACTTTGTAGTGCCTTGATTTGAGGTGGGTGTTTCCGGCGTTGGGAATATTCCATTCCTGACGCCGGTTTTTCCGGAGAAAGCATGGCATCATTTCGCGTCTTGATCGGCATTCCGTCCATGCACGTATGGGAGGCGGATTTCGGCATGTGCCTTACGCAGATGGGGCTGCGGCTGATGCGCTACCGCGTCGCGGACTATTCGAGCGGCACAGCGGTCTTTGTCATCAATAAGAAGGGCAGCATGCTTCCGACCATGCGGCACGAGCTGGTGATGGATGCTCGAAAGCACGATTGCACGCACCTTCTGTTCGTGGATAGTGATCAAACATTTCCAGAAGAAACGATTCATCGCCTCGCCTCGCATCACGAGTTAATCGTCGGCGCGAACGTTGCTACGAAGGTATTGCCTCCACATACGGCGCCGACGGCGCGCAAGAAGAGCGTGACGCCCGGCTTCGAGCTGTTGGGCGATGTGGTCTATACGATGGAGAATTCAAGCGGCTTGGAGCGCGTTTGGCGGCTGGGCTTTGGCCTGATGTTGATCGATATGCAAGTCTTCGACCGCATCCCCATGCCGCATCTGTTCGATATGAAGTGGAGCGACGATGGCCTACAGTACGTGGGAGAAGACTGGCATTTTTCTCAGGCATGTGAAGCGCGTGATATACCGATTATGGTTGATCATGACCTCTCGAAAAAGATAGGCCACGTGGGCGCCTGTGAGTATACGCACGATATGATATTGCCACATATGGTAGAGGAACTGCGGAAGGGGATTCAGCGTGCTGCGTGACGACATTGGGACCATCGTGGGAGGGAGATTGGTGCGGCCTGAGTTCCAGCCCGGCGGCACGCAATACGCGAACGTTATTGCGGAGATTCAACTCTTGCAAGCTACAGAGTTAGAGGGCGGGGCTGTGATGCCTTGGTTCTTGCGCAAGGACGATCAGACCACGTACTTCACGACGCCCAACCAAGAAACGGTTACTGTGCCTGCCGACATGCTGCGGCCCAACGAGAACTTCTTGTTCTGGTACGACCAGACACAGGTCAACGCGGTCAACGGACAGCCGTGGCAACCCGTAGTTCGCGACAACGATTACGGCCATATGATCTCACACTTCGCGACGAACGCCGGCACGCTTGGGCCCTTTCCGATCGGCAGTCCGATGATGTATCTGCTCGAAGAAGATACGGTTTTGCGCCTCGCTCCTGTGCCCGTTGCGGCGTTGCAGTTGCGCTTTCGCTACTACGCGCGACAGCCAGTACTGACTACGAATGTTGAGAATGCCTGGACGAAGTGGCTGCCGGACCTCTTCATCGCGACGGTGGGAGAGGTGATGGCTACGCGCTACGTACAAGATACGAAGCTCGCAGCGACGTTTGCGCAGGACAAACAGCGCGCGTTAGCACGGTATCGCGTGATGGCTGAGGCGCGTGAGCACGCAGACGTGATGTATCAGATGGGAGATTCTTGATGCCATCCTATGATCAGCTGTTCGATCTGGTGCGAGACCCAACATTTACGAAGCGGGTCAAATATGCGCTGTACGAACAGGCCGTGACGATCCTGGCAAGCCAGGGTAACCAGAAACAAAAGGCGTGGGCGCAAACAGTTCTGCAGGACAACTTCCATCCATCGCTTCATCTAATGATGATGCAGATTGTCGCTACGCAGCCCGTGTCCACAAAGGGCGATCAGGTGCTTGACAGCGAACTGCAGACGGTTGTTGCTTCGTTGGTGCAGAATTTCGTGCAGATGGCCGCGGGAGCTATGTAATGCCACTCGAAACAGTACAATGGATTGGCGATCTGGTCGCAACGAATCCGCCAGATACGGACCCACGGTCGCAGGGCGCAGCGCATTTGCGAAATATCAAAGCGGCGCTGTTAGATTCGTTTCCAGGCTGCGTGCAGATGATCATCGGCGCAGGCGTCGCTACGGGCACGGCGAACGCGATGCATCTTGCGTTGAGCCCTGATCCTGGTGCGCCCGTCGACGGTGGAGCGTTTCTTGTCAAGGCTGTGGGCGAGAATACAGTATCGAACCCGACGCTGCAGATCAATTCGCAGGGCGCTGTAAGGATTACGAAATCAGGCGGGCTGGCGCTGACGATAGGCGACATCGTTACGGCAGGGCAGTGGATTCTGCTTGCATACAACGGCACAAGCGCAACGCTCGATCTGTTAAATCCGGCAACAGGCGTGAGCGGCACGCCGATGACTATCTCTGGCGACACGACGCTAACATCGGGCAATATTGCTACACAGTCGTTCATTACGGCTACGGCCAACATCACACTACCAGCTGGCTCTACAGTTATTCCGTATCAAAGCTACCGTTTCAAGTCGATGACATTCGGCAACGTGCGGCTGACGCCTAACGGCAGCGATACGATTGAGGGTGTCAACGCGGCGTTTCGGGTTCCAGCGTGGATACAAGCGGACGTGATGTGGACCGGCTCGGGATGGGTGATGTCGCGCGGGAATGAAAGCTATGTGGGCGAGTCGCGCGAGTTCAGCGGCGCGAGCGTGCCGATTGGTTGGCAGCTGGAGGATGGATCGGCGCTGTCGCAGGCTACGTATGCAGGGCTTTTCGCTGTGATCGGGTCGACGTTCGGTGCGAGTGGTGGGAATTTTAATGTGCCTGATCATCGAGGAAGGTTGGGTTTGGGCGTGAGCGGATCGCACGCGCTCGGTACGACGGGCGGCGCGGAGACGCATGCTATGGGCCCAACGGAGATGCCAGCGCACACTCACACAGTCGCGTCGCAGACCAACCCGAATCCGGGCTCTGGTGGTGCGTTGATGGTATCGAACAGCGGGGGCAATCAGAATACGAGCACGACGAGTGCAGGTAGTGGTGCAGCATTCAATATCATGAACCCCTTCGTGGCGAAGAACTTCATCATCAAGCTATGAACGTTCTCGTCATCGACACGGACGTGGTAGGGCTGGATCTGTGCTTGCGCATGAGAGCGTACGATCACGACGTGCGCTGGTTCATTCCGCCAGAGAAAGACGGCACTCCGTGCAGAGCGGGTGATGGGATGGATCTGAAGAAGGTGACGGAGTGGGTGGATTATCTCGAATGGGCTGATTTGATCGTTCCGACGATGAATGATAAGCATGTGCAACGAATGGAGCCGTTTCGCAAAGCTGGCCTGCCTATCTTCGGACCGTCGCTGGAGAGTCGCAGGCTCGAAGTGGAGCGCGAATTCGGCATGCAGGTATTGCAGCATGCTGGTATCGAGGTACCAGAATACGAGGCGTTTAGCGACTATGATAAGGCGATAGCGTACGTCAAGAAAATGGATGAAGCGTTCGTGTCGAAGCCGCTGGGCGATTGCCCAGACAAGTCGCTAACGTACGTCGCGCCGACGCCCGAGGATCTGGTGTACATGCTGCAGCGTTGGAAGCGCAATGGCAAGAACATTGGCCGGTTCATGCTGCAAAAGAAGATTGACGGGACGGAGTTTGGCGTGTCGCGATGGATGGGGCAGGGTGGCTTTATCGGATCGCCTAACGAATGCTTCGAGTATAAGAAGATAATGCCTGGCGATATGGGCGTGAACACTGGCGAGACCGGAACGGTGATGAAGTATGTGGAGAAGTCGAAGATATACGACGAGCTACTCAAGCCGCTTGAGCGATATCTGGATAAGATCGGCCATCGGGGAGATTTGGCTGTTGGAGGAATGGTTGAGAACGGAACCGGTAAGGCGCTCCCGCTCGAGTTCACAGCGCGGCGTGGCTGGCCAGAGGATTTCCTTTTCAACGCCCTTCATCGTGGAGACCCCGCGAAGTGGATGCTTGATGCGATGCGTGGCAAGGATTCCCTTAAGTTTTCTACGGACGTTGTGGTAGGGTTCTTGGTATGGATTCCGGACTTTCCGTACTCGCACGCGACGCAGAAAGAAGTCGAGGGCATTCCGATTCGTGGGCTAACGAACAGCGTGCTTGAAAGCGTGCATTTTTGCAGCGTGATGTTGGATGTCGCCCCATGCAAGAAAGATGGTATAGTGCAGGACGACGAGACGTTTTGCACGACGGGCGACTACGTTCTGGTCGTAGATGGTAAAGGAGATACGATTACGAAAGCTCGAGAGAACGCACTAGCGGTTTTGCGAAAAATTGGCTTGCCGAATGACCCAGCATGGCGAGAGGATATCGCAGATGCAAGGCTCGGGAAGAAGATACAGAAGCTCCAAACCTACGGCTATGCGCGTGAATTTAGGTTTTCATGAAATCGCTACGTTCATTGTGACATCGGCATTGATCGCGCTCTTCACGCAGGTCATCATCAATACGAGGCGCCTAGATAAGCTGGAGACGATGGATGAGCAATCTAATACGGAACAGAATCGAAGGATAGAGAAGCTCGAGGCGCGCTGTGATGCGTATGAAAGAGACAAAAGGGTTCCATATCCATAATGCTATTCGCTGTTAATAAGGTCGATCAGCACGGCGTCGTGTTCGACGTGCCGCCGCACGAGCTGCCGTTCAATGTGTGGAGCACGGCGCGCAACATGCGCTTTCACGATGGCAAGGCCGAGAAGTTCCTGGGCGAGACGCCGGTTTTCGGCACGCCAGGCACGTCGCCCTATTGGCTGATGAATGTGCCATACGGCACGTCGCTGTATTGGCTGTATGCGGGTCTATCGAGAGTGTTCGTGTTCGATGGCTCGACGCATACTGACATCTCGCAAGCAGGCGGATATCACGCGACGGCGGACGCGGTTTGGACAGGTATGGATTTTGGCGACCTGCCGATATTGAACAATCCACTGGATCCGCCGCAGCTGTGGTATCCGATTAACACTTCGCAGCCGCTGCAGGATTTGCCCGCGTGGCCAGCGAACACGACGTGTAACGTGCTGCGCTCGTTCCGCACGTATCTGATTGCGCTCAACGTAACGAAGAGTGGCACGCAATATCCGCACATGGTAAAGTGGTCCGCGAGCGCGGCGGCCGGTAATGTGCCCTCTACGTGGGACCCGAGCGATCCGACGAACGACGCGGGCGAGTATAATTTGATGGAGCAGACAGATGATGTGGTTGATGGACTCTCACTTCGTGATCTGTTTATCATCTACAAAGAGAACTCCGTTTGGGCCATGCAATACGTGGGAGGCGGGCCCGTTTTCAACTTCTTCAAGCTCTTCAATCAGGTCGGTATATTGGCTCCCCGCTGCGCCGTGGAGTTTCAAGACGGACGGCACGCCGTATTCTCAATCAACGATATCATAGTGCATGACGGAGTTAACATACAGTCAATCGTTAACGAGCGCGACCGGAAGTATATCTTCTCGAACATAGATGCGACGTATGGCCAGCGCAGCTTCGTTTCGCACAATAAGAACAATTTCGAGGTATGGTTTTGCTGGCCACAAATTGGGCAGACGTTTCCATCGCAAGCGCTCGTGTGGAACTACAAACAGAACACGATAGGGTTCCGCGATCTGGCGCAGACAGCGTATATTGAAGAAGGTATTGTAAACGTTACTGGCTCGAGTGATGCGTGGAATCAGGCTGTGGGAAATTGGACTGTAGAAACGGTTGCGTGGGGTGCGAAGCAGTTTAATCCAAACGTCCGGCAGGTATTGTCCGCACAGCCGTTGACGCAAACTATATTGGAGCTGGATACTACGACGCAGTTCAACGGCGTCAATATTCCGTCAACGCTTGAGCGAACGGGACTGGGATTTCCATTTCGTGAGGGCGAGCCACCGGACTTCACATCACGCAAGCGATTTAAGGGATTATGGCCCCGCATCCATGGAACAGTGGGACAGGTCGTGAACGTCTATATCGGATTGCAGGATGAGATTGAACAATCGCCTACATGGAAGGGTCCGTACGCGTACACTATAGGCTCGTCGAAACGCGTGGGAGAGATTGTTGATACGGTACTGTTGGGATTTAGGTTCGTTCATAACGATAGCGGTGTATGGTCGTTGAGCGGGTATGAGGTCGAGATTACACAGTCTGGTAGATATTAAAGGAGCTAGAAAATGGCAGCAGGAGCAGTTCATGTCAGTGCGAAGTTCGTGGAGAATATGGCGCTCTTGACTGGAGCGAATTACGGCAGCGATACGCTGAAGATGGGAATCATGACGAATGCGGTGACGCCTGGCGTCAACGACAGCGATCCGCGTTGGGGCTCGGGTGGGTCGCAAAACTACTCGACGGCAGAAGTAACGCCTGGTGGGAACTATAGTGCAGGCGGGGTTTCGTTAACTTCTCCGACGGTTTCGATCAGCGGCGCCGTGACGAGCCTGAATGCAACGTCGCCCATCACAGTAGCAGCAAACGCCTCGAATCCGACGGGCGCCTATTGGGGCGCTATCTACGATTCGACCGATGCGGGCAAGCACGTTATCGGTTTCGTTGATCTCGGAGGGCCGATTTCGCTCGTAGGCGGATTGCAGCTGAACATCAACGGCGCGACGAGCGGTACGCAGCCGCTGTTCCAGGGTACAGCATCGTGACGACTCGTTGTCCACACTTTAATATTCCAGTCGCGATACAGATCCGCGGCAGCGGATCGTATTCTGATACCGTACAAGACGTTCAAGACTCGTCAATGGAAGGTTTGTGGGTGAACTGGGAGGGCGTCAACGGTTCCTGGCTACGCTATTATCGGCCATGCATCGATCGCATTGCAGCGATTGGCGGGAACTGCTACAAGGTGCAGGCCGGTATTAGTGCTTCGTTCAAGGGGCTGATTACGCCTACACAGCATTATCAGCGCTGGGCGCAGCTGATACGCTATGCAGGTACACTTGAGGTTAGAGTTCTTGTTAATCCAATTCAGTGGGATTGGGATTTCGGACAGCACGTTACGAAGGCGTATTGTCAAACCTGGATGAGCGGGATGGTCGACTATTTCACGGCGCAGGGAGATATTTGGCCTTGGGTGTTGTCGGTTGACATGAACAATGAATCGCAGAGTGATACCTGCTCGGATGGTGTGGGAACTAGCGTCTACAATACAATGGTAGCAAACGCCAACATGCCGAGTTACGTGCCACTGTGCACCTCTGGAGGATCGACGCTTGCGAATTTTGGTGGGGCAGGTAAGGTATGCGAGCTGCGTAATGACGTGTTGGATGATCACTTTTATTTGTTTACCACTGGCGCGCCCACCAGCGCCGAATATGACGCCACGCTCGGAACCTACTATCCGCAGTATGAGTTTATGATAGGTGAGTTTGGGACTGGTCCAACCTCGAGCGGGATTACTTTTTACCAAAACATGCTGAACTTCGCTCTCGACCCAACGCGGCCGAAGATTCGCGGCTTTTCTTGCTGGTCGATCAAGGACGGCAATCACAATGCTTTGTTTCGAGGCGCCACCGTAGGCGGACCTGAGTTTATAGTTCCATCGACATACAGTCCCATTCCAGTATTGTTTTCGTATTCTGTGGCTGGGGCGACGCTGTTACCGCCTACTGTAGTTCGCGCGTCTGCTGAGAGCGGAGCTATGATGTGGATGTGTACCGACTGCACGAACGCATTTGCATACACGAAACTCTATCGCGTCACTGGGGCAGGCAAGACTACGGAGATCACTCCAGCGTCCAACATCCCGGCGTATTGCGACGACTCGGCGACGTGGAGAACGCAGCAATGCGGCTATCAAGCCAGTGTCGTAAATACGTCTGCAGCTGAGAGCGCCAAATCCGCCATGTATGTGCCATCTAGATTGCCGCGCAGATTAACGCGGCGCAGGATCAAACCCGTTCTTCATTAAGGAACTTGCAGCCATGTCAATGTACGGCGACTGGATTCAAATGACGTGCACGACCTCGGGCACAGGCGCGATTACGCCCTCGGCGGTTACAGGGTATTCGCAGCTCAGCGATCAGTTTATGAATCCATCAGTGGTAAAGTATTCGCTGGTTGATGGAAACAACCGCGAGTCGGGGTTTGGGGTCTGGAACGGCACAACGCTGACGCGAACCTATGTAACGGAAACACTTGTTTCTGGCACCTTTACGTACGTTACAGCTGCTAACGCGGCGACGGCGCAGATTACATTGAGCGGAGGAACGACGACACTCTTCGTGGACTTCAGCGTTGACTCCGACGAGATGCCAGGTATTGTAGGTGCGACTGATAGTACTAAAGGCGTGCCATTTATCGGTCTGAATAACGACACCGCGACTTCGTCGTATTGGACGTTGACCCAGGGCTATGGTTTCTATGTGCCATTCACCCTGCCGATCAGTGGCTGGTTCAGTGGCATTCGGCACCACTTCAAAGGCACTCCGGCCGGAACCTTCGATTGTGCTATCTACTCAACTTACATTGATGGTTCACCTTATAGAAAACTGGCCGCGATCGCAGCTGCGACGGCGATCAGCGGCTTTAGTGATACTACCATCAACTTTACGAGCAATGTTTTTCTCAAGCGCAAAGTCGCCTACTGGTGGGCGGGTCTATCACAAGGCGGCGCATGCAACTTGATGGGATCAGGCAACCAAACGACGGTGCAGATGCCCTCGACAATTGGCCTTTTGACTAACGGTACTAAGTGCAGCAATGCACATACTACGTCTGGATCCCAGACTTCACTCCCCGATCCTGCGACGGCACTGGCTAGTCTGACGTTTGAGGCAAGCAGCACCAATTACCGGCCTGTCTTCTCATTGATCCAGGTATAGGTAATAGATCATGGCAAATACCCGGGCAGCTAATACTCGAGCAGCTAATACTCCCGATCCAGCAAGCGGTGGTGGAAGTTTAATTACTATTACCTGCGCGGTAGGTGCCTATACGTGGGCTGGCACTAACGCTAGCTTCGGTAATCTGATCGCCATAAATTGTACAAAGGGTGCTTATACCTGGACCGGAGTTTCGGCAGCAATAGGAGGCTTGGCTACTATTAATTTGGGTGTTGGTGCATACAGCTGGGCGGGTATAGCTATGAGTTTGCCCGGCTCGTCGAAGGTCTTGCTGAGGGCGCCTTTCTTTCAAGCCGATCTCGTTCCTGGGCCGGTTACGGTGTTGTTACGGAAGTGGTCAGGTGCGAGCTGGATAGATGATGGCATAGCGCAAACTGTTACGCAATTGACAGATGCGAACATTCCAAACAGCTATACGATCAATGCCACGTACACGCCGAACTCTGATGGAAGTTATCAAGCAGTTCCGGTTTGGAACCTTGCCGCGGTTGCCACGTGGACTAGCGGAACGTATGCGGCTAACGCATTAACGAGGCCTGCTGCGGTACCTAACGGCCATTATTATAAGGTGATTGCGGGTGGTGGCGGCGCTTCGGGCGGGACAGAGCCGAGTGGCTGGCCTACGAATGGTGGAACTATTTCTGATGGAGCGCTAACGTGGCAAGATCAGGGTCAATGCTTATACGACGGTGATGTTTTGTACCTGGCGCCTTCAGCGAGTGCTGTTGATGCAGCAGCAATCGTTGCGGCATTGAAAGCTGATAGTGATTGGCAAACTATTTTAGCTAACGTTAATGGAGTCTTTGATTATAATACGTCGACTAATGTAATAACACTTAAAAATAAGAGCGGCGGCACGACGTTAGCTACGTTGACTCTAACGCTTGATGGTAGTGGTAATGTAACGCACAGGGCGAGCTCTTAGTGTGTTTAGAAATGTTTGGGACCCAGCTGCATTACCTGGCTCGACAGAGGCCACAGCAAGCTTTCCACGCACTGTCGGTAGCAGCGGTTCGCTCATTACGATCAATCTGCAGATTGGGTCATATAGCTGGTCGGGACGATCGCTCAGTGTTGTTGTTCCTGGGCTCATCAATCTGCGAGTTGGTAGATGGTTCTGGCGTGGTGCGAATCTTGTTATCAAGGGCTATTCGAAGAAGGGTATTCTCGAACATTACTATCCGCAGCCCCCGAAGCTTACTGGCTTGGGTAGCACACAGGTTGAGAAAATTCTTTCCGACTACGTACAGTACGTAAACTCGCAATTCTCGAAATTGAGCACTCTCGTAAACACGCTTGCGGATGGGCATATCGACCTCACGTATAAGGCACCGGACAAGCCAACAGAAGGATCGATTAGATATGCTGACGGGACTCTTTGGAATCCAGGTGCGGGGCAAGGGTTGTATCAGTTTAGAAGTGGCGTGTGGGTGAAGATAGGATGAAGACAGAACTGCATGGCGTGCCAGCAGAGTTCGTAGAGAGCGTGTGGTTCGACGTAGCGCCGCTCTTGCAGATGGCGATCGATCAGGCTGGCGAGACGGATCTCGAACGGACGCTCGCACGATTGAAAAGCCGCGACCAGCAGCTGTGGGTTGCAGTTAACGAAGATAACGATGCGATTGTTGCGGCGCTGACGACGGAGGTTGTGTCGTACGACTTGCGAAAGATTGTACGGCTCGTGCATCTCGGTGGGTGCGATCTGCCAGAGATTGCGCGGCATTTAGAGTGGATTGGCGAGTGGGCACTGGCACATGGCGCTACGCGTATCGAAGCATATTGTAGACCAGGCGTCACTCGCACCCTGGCGGCGAACGGGTTCAGAAAGCGGCTTGATGTGATAGAGTGGGATTTGCGAAGGAAGCTAACATGAGTGGCGGTGGACAGAACACGACGCAGACGATTCAAAAGAGCAATCCCTGGCAGCCGCAGCAGCCGTATCTTGAACAGATAATGCAGCAGGCACAATCGCTCTATAACAACAAGAGCCAGTGGCCTCAACCCTTCCCGTATCCGTCAACGGCTGCGCCGAACCCGACGCAGGTACAGGCGCAGAACATGCTATCAGGCGCGGCGACGGGGCCTACACAATCGCTCGCGAATGAGGGCGCGGCGGCGGAGCAGTTCAGCTTGGGGCCTGTATTGTACCCGCAGTCCAACCCGGCGTTGCAGGCCTCGATCCAGGGCGCCATCGATCCGCTAATGCGCAACTGGCAGAATACCGTGCTGCCTTCGATACAGAGCAATTTTCAGATGGCTGGGCAGCCAGGGAGCACGAGGCAGGGAGTTGCGGAGGGCATAGCGGCGACGAACCTCAATCAGCAGATTGCGGATACGACGGCGCAGATGGAGTCGAACGCCTATGGGCAAGGGTTGACGGCGCAGGGACGAGCGTTGGCGCTGTTGCCGGAGATTCAAGCCGCGCAAGCGACGCCCGCAACGCAGCTGGGTGCGGTGGGCGGACAGCAGCAGGCGTATATACAGGCATTGTTGAACCAGGCCCTGGGTAATTGGAACTATCAGCAGCAGTTGCCATATCAGCAGCTGGCGCAGTATGCGAACCTGGTCGAGGGGCCATTTGGCGGGTCGAGCACGGGGACGGGGATCGGAGAGCAGGGCTTGACGAGCCAGCTGCAGTCGTTGCTCGGTACGGGGCTAATGGGTGCGGGGCTGTACGGGATGTTGGGAGGAGGAGGGTTGTTTGGCCTCGGCGCGGATGTTGGAATGACTGGGCCGGCGCTGGCTCCGATAGATGCGGCTGCAGCAGCTACGATGTTTGCGTGACGTTGGGAATGAAGCATTCCTGACGTTGAAAATGGAGATGCAAAATGCCTGATCAAGATCCTTACAGCAGTCTCTTAGCTGCTCTCGATAACCCCGACCAGCTGCGGGCGATGGCCATGCGCAGCGGGCCGCCTCAGATGCCTGGAGTCGCGTCGCTGCAGCCGCCACAACCTCCAATGCAGCAGCAGATGCCGATGCCCGCGACGCCCGGTCAAACGATGCCAGCGGGCGCACAACAGCCCACGACCGCACCTGGCACGAAGCCACAAACGAACCCGTTTCAAGACCCGCGCTTTCTGCTGTTGATGGCGCAGATGGGAATGCACCCGCAGCAAGGCGCACCGCCGCCGCATCCTGGGAGCGCGCCGATCGCTGGCGGCCACGGTCAGATTCCAATGCCCGCGATGCCGCTTGGCGCACAGCAACAGCGCATTCCGGATCTAGCTGCAATCCTTGCTGGAAGGGTTTGATATGCCAAACGTAATCAACCCGCCTATTCCGTATGAGCTGATGCAGACGTACACGAATCCGCAGCAGGCGCTGCCGTACGAAACTCTCTTGCCCTTTACGAACCCACAGCAGGCAGTGCCTTACGAGACGATGCTGCCTCAGACAAATCCACAGCAAGCGGTTCCGTATGAGCTGATGGAACCGATTCGTAATGGCGGAACGCAAGCAACGCCCTCGCCTCCGCCTCAGGATGAGATTGAGTATTTGTGGCAGAACTATTATTCGAAGGACAAGTCGCCCGGCAGCCTTCTTCCCGTGCCTTATCCCACGGAGAAGGGGGGAATGGCTCCGCGCTCATCGGCACAGGCGCCAGGAGTTTCGATCACGGGCCGGTCGGGGCCAGGCGGGAAGATTAGCGCCGTGGGTGCGGCGGGCGTTGGGGAGGAGAGCGGTTCGCCCGCGGGCGCTGTAGCTGGCGGCAAGGGCAGCTTCGAGCTGACGCAAGGCGAGCTGCCCGAGCAGAAGCCGTATCCGTCGATCTCGCCAGGAGAGGAATTTGGTCCGCCCGCGCCTCCGGCTGTGCCGCATCTCGGAGCTGCGTTGGCCCCGTCGAGTGCACAGCAGGGCGCGCCGAAGAGCGAGCAGGAGCTGCAACAGCGGATGGTAGGGTGGAAGGCGTTTGGGGAGAGAGCGAAGACTGATCCAATGCTCGCGATGATGCTCTTCTACATGGGCGCGCAGATCATGCAGCCGCGCTACGGCGGGCAGACGCTGATGGGGCGAGCGGGCGAGGCAGGCGTCAATGCGCTCAACTTTATGAACGCGACGCAGGGAGAGCGGTACAAGGCTGGCCAGCAAGAACAGCAAATGGGATTGGAAGAGCGGCGCGTTGCGAGTGGCGAGCAGCATACCAACGCGCAGATCGATCAGATCAAGGCAACGACACAGCACCTGCAAACCGAGACGCGTTACATGCCTGACGAGATTCGGTCGCGGATTGACGGGCAGGTTGCACATGCGAACTATCTTGTGCAGCAGGGCAAGCTGTCCGAGGCCCATGCGGAGCTGATTCGTGCGGAGGCGCAGCTGCAGGGCAACACAGATTATCAAAAGGCGAAGATTAACGAGCTCAATGCGCAGGCTGAGCACTACCGCATGGCCGCTCGCGCTAGCGGTTCGACGACGCACGAACGCGACGCGGAGGCGTTCTCGCGGATCAAGCAGAACGATCGCAACTGGCATCCGGAGATTACCGACCCGGCGCTGCGCAAAGCTGAAGCTGATCAAGAGGCCTGGCACGAGGTTTTGCCGGGAGGAATTGCGGATCTGCAACGCGGCATTACGGCTGAGGGACTGATTGACGCGGGTGAGCAGGCGTATCAGGAGGCATTGGCGAAGGGCGGCAAGCCGGGCGAGGATGCGAAGAAGCTCGGGCACGATGCTTGGGTGAGGCAGTACATACAGGAAGAGGGGATAATGAGCGGCGGTGGGCCAGAGATTCGACGGGCGTTGGGGCTGTTAGGAAAGCCGCGTGCTGGCGTGCCAACGGGGCCCTCTGGCGCTACCGGGGGCGCGGCGCCAGGCGGGACGCAACGGCCTTCGGGCGTTCCAGCTGAGGCGCAGCTTGGCGTGCTGAAAGACGGACGGCGCGTGTGGGCTTGGCCCGATCCGGCGAAGAAAGGCAATATGATAATCGTACCGGCGCAATAGCATGGCACTCTCGATTTCAGCTGAAGAGATCTATCCCGCCCCGCCCCCAGGGATGCTGCCCGCGCCTGGCAGTCCGCCCGGCATGCTGACGCCACCGAATCCAAAGGCAAAGCTGCCGACGCGCGAGGCAATGCAGGTTGAGCCGGAGCAGGAAATTGCGGACACGGCTGTCCCTGTGCCTGCGCCAGCTGCGCCACAGAGCGTGCCAGCGAGCGAATTCACAGCGGCGCAAGAAGTGCCAGTGCAAGAGAGCGTGCCTGCGGGGCAGGTTGAAGATATGGTGCCCTTGGGCTCTAACATCTTCTCGAAGGAGTATTGGAAGCGGCAGGCAACGCGCATGGCGGAGGGAATAGGAAAGCAGACGCTGAGTGCGGAGCTGTTGCTGCGAGATATCGGCGGTGCGCTTGGCGGCACGCCCAACGAACAGCGAAAAGAAGAGCTGCGAGCTGGCATTCGTGAGGCCGAAGAACATCCCACGCGCGTGGCGGAGCAAGAGAGCGTGCCGAGCGAGATCGTCAGCGGCCTCGTTGGCATGGGTCCGCAGGCGGTGGGGCTGGTTACCTCGCCCTTTGGAATGATGGCTACGTTTGGCCTAGGCCAGTTCATCGATACGTACGGGCGCGGCAGGGCCGAAGGGGCGAGCGGCGAGAAGAGCGCGCTGACGGGCGCGCTTGCGGGCGGAGAGAGCGCCGGGCTGGCGTGGGCGATGGGACCAGCGGGCAAAGCTGCGGCTGGCGCATTAGGTCGGCTGGGCATGGATCGAGTGATCGGCACGTTCGGCGACGAGGCTGTAAAGCACATCGTTGCCAATGCGCTCGTAGGCGCAGGCATCATGCCGTCGATGAACGAAGCCGTAGCGCTGACAGAAAAGGTCGCGTACCGGCCTGACATGACCTGGGGCGAGTATTTGCAAGAGGTAGAGAAGCGATTGCCGCGCGAGGCGTTGGTCGGCGCTGCGGCTGGCGCGGCGTTCGGTGCGGCGGGGCCTGCGATGCAAGCGCCAGGACGATTGGCGGGTAGGCTCGCAGAGTGGCAGGTTGGACGCAGAGCGCAAGAGGGCGTAACGCGGCTGCCGGCAAGCGTAGCTGAAGAACGTGGCGTGGCGCCAGAGCAGGTGTTTCCGCCTGTTGCTGCTGGCGAACTGCCCGGAAGGGCCGTGCCGGAGCCTTCGACAGTCGAGGGGGTTGCCGCGCCTCCTGGCCAAGCGGAAGCAAGCCCCGTATTGGCTGGACTCGAGGAGGCTCCGGAGGCGGCATTGCGCCCGCGGACTTACGAGGAGCGAAGGGAGCTGTACGAGCGGCGGTCGGCAGAAGCTTCGGCCGAGATTGAACGGAGGCTGAGCGAGCGCAGAGCGACGCTGCAGGATCGCGAGACGCTTGAGCCATTCGTGAAGGGGCAAGAGGTCGAAGTACAGACGAGCGAAGGGCAATGGCTAAAGACGAAGATCACGGATATTGATGAGTCGCGCGGCGAGGTGCGAACGGAGCCCACGCTCGGGCTGGATGCGTTCAAGCCGAATGATGTGCGGTTGCCCAACGAGAGACGAGGCGCGGGAGACTACGCGCAGTTCGATCCCTATGCGAACCAGCGCGAGGTGCCCAACGATCCGTTGAAAGTTAGCGCATTGCGCAGATTGCGCAGCCTACAAAAGCTGCACGACGAGGGACGCATTGGCAGCGAAGGCTATATCGACTCGACGAAGGAGCTGTTGAAGGCGCTGGAAGAGAAGCGCGCTGCGCAGGCTGATGTCGGACCGGAATTTCTGGCGAGAGGGCCTGCGTGGATACAGGAGCGATTGATTCGCGCCGGGCGGACGGGAGAGCTGGCGCCAGAAGCGGTCGACATGGCGCTGTGGTTCTTGGGCAAGAATCCGGCGATCGGCCGGGACTTGGCAGTTTCGATTCGCGAACTGGAAAGGGGTAAGGCTGGAACGTACGATCCGGTGCAGCGGATCATGAAGCTGGCGCGACAGAGCCGCATGACAGATGCGGTACTGCACGAGATGCTGCATCACACGGAGAAGATGTTGCCACTGCGCGTGCGGCAGGGCGTGATCAACAGCTGGTCGCGGGCGCTGGCGCGGGAGACGCGCAAAGCCGAAGCACAGGCCGCGAAGCCCTCTGCGACGCAGGAGATGAAGACCCGCGCACGGGCGCTGCGCGAACTGCCCCTGGCCGTGGTGGGCGACGATATGTCGCGAAGGATGGTTTTCGAATTCTTCAAACGCGGCGTGCTGAAACATGGCGATTATCAGCTGTCGTCGCCGAGCGAGTTCTGGGCGATGAACGCATCGCGGGTTGTGGAGGCAAGGTATCGCGCGGAAGGCTGGGTGCAGGAGGCGAAACAGTGGCTGATGGAGTTCTTGCAGAAGCTGAAGGCGCTCACGGGCATGAGAAGCGATGCGACGGTGCTTCGCGGATTGCGTGCGCTGTCGAAGACGACGGGCGAGCAAACGGCGCGCGAGCTGCTGCAGGGTTCGCCCATGACTCGCGAGGAGATTCGCAGCTCCCATATGCAGGCTGGCGAGAAGATTGCCAATGCGCTGGCGCCGGAAGGCGAGCTCGACGATGCGTTCGTTCGCCATGTGCTGGAAGGAGTCGAAGCTACGCCTGAGCAATGGCGGGAGCTGAGCGATCTGTTGAACGAGCGTCGTGAAGGTCCACGCGTCGCACTAGAGGAACAGCGTGAGCTGATCAATGGACTGTTCGATGAGCGGAGCGGTATCAGCGCTGAGGATCTGATCGACGTGCTGCGTGAGAATCTAATCAACGATCCCATGAAGCTACGGACGGATCTCGCGAAGGTGCAGGCAGCGGCGTTCTTTCCTGATACGCTGCGGCGCGATGCGCAGTTCATGCGGGATCAGAAACGACTGCGCGAGCGCCTCGACGTTGACGTGGATAGGTTTTCGTGGCTGACGCTGAAGGCGCAGACGCTGTTGCAGATTGCGAAGAAGAATCCGCGCGTGCCCTCGTTACATAGCTACGTTCAGCATCAGATGGAAATGTGGCAGGCGAAGCAAGCATGGACGACGCGTGCGAACCGCACGCTGAAGAAGTGGGAGAAGCTGGGCAAGGAACAATCGCAGCTGCTGTCGCAGGCGAAGCTTGAAGAGACAGTCAACGGGCGCTTTTATGCGCGCGAAGAGCTGCTTCGGCGCGGTATGACGCCGAAGACGCTGGAGGTTTATGATCAGATACAGAACGACTTCAAAGACGTGCTGACGGAGATGGAGAATGCGAGCGTCGCGCAGGCTGTGAAGTTGATGCAGGAAGGCAAGACGCCTTTGGGCACTAATCCGATAGCGGATATTCGGAAAGACTTCGCGACGATGCGCAACCGGCCGTACTTTCCGCTGGCGCGTTTCGGTGAGTACGGCGTTTCGATTAAGGCCAATCGCGACCTGGAATGGAACGGAAAGCAGTACAAGAAAGGACGCAAAATCGCCGTAGAGATGCATGAGACGGGCATCGAACAGCGCGCGCGACTGCAAGAGCTGCGGGCGGAGCTTGGCCAAAGCGCAACGGTTAGCGATTTCTACGTGAACGATCGTACGTTCGAGGGCGTGCGCGGGCTGCCGAGCGAGCTAGCTGCTATGGTCGCGAAGCGTCTCAACCTCGCGCCGGAACAGCTCCGGGCGCTGCACGAAATGCAGCTCGATCTCGCACCCACGCAGAGCTTCATTAAGCATTTGAAGAAGCGGCGTGGGATTGAAGGCTTCTCGCAGGACGCTATACGTGCCTACGCAGCATATTTTCAGCGTGGTGCCGGCTGGCTGAGCCGACTGCAGTTCATGGACAAGCTCGACGCGGATGTTCGTGCTACGCGGGAGAGTGCTCGAGAGCTCGCTGAACAAGGTTTGTACTCCCGTCCACGAGAACGATTGGCCGCGTACATGGATCGTCAACTTGAAAGGATAAGACATCCTGAAAGTGACCTTTCTGCGCTGCGCGCTTTTGGTTTCATTTGGTATTTGGGCTTTAACGTCAAGGCCGCGGCTGTCAATATGACACAGGTGCCGATGATGACTTTACCCTATTTGTGGCACAGGCACGGTTTGGCGAGAACGACTGCGAGCTTGGCTAAAAGTTATGCGAAAGTTGCCGGGAATGCCCTCGACGGATTGCCAGAACGGATCAAGGATAAGGTCACATTCAGAGGCAAGAAGCCACAGTTCATCTCCCCAGAAGAACAGCAGATGATGAAGCAGGGGGAGAGCGAGGGATGGCTGGACGAGAGTCAAGCTTCCATGCTTGCGGGATATAGCGATCCATTCGTGCTGGCAAGGTTGGCAGGCGGCGAGAAGTGGTATCGTGACATCAAGCGCTGGGGCGCGTACAGCGGCTGGATGTTCCAGCGGGCCGAGATGATCAACCGCAAGGTTACGGCGCTGTCTGCGTATGAATTGGAGCGTGGGGCTGGTGCGAGCCATGACGAGGCTGTCGAGGCTGCGCACGCCGCTGTCAATACCACGCAGTTCGAATACGCTGCGTGGAACAGGCCCGAAATGATGCAGGGAAAAAAGAGTGCCTTGTTTCTCTTTTCGCTCTACAACCAGCATGTTTTGCATTTCGCCTTCGGCGGTGATCCGGCGTGGAAGAAGTTCTGGATGGTTCAGCTCGCGATTGGCGGCATACTCGGCCTGCCAGGTTCGCAGGATCTGCTCGACGTTTTCGATTTGGCGACTGAGAAGATTGCAGGAATAGAGCCATTCAATTCGAAGCGCAGCTTGCGGCTGTGGCTCGATGAGCATCTGGGACAATATATGCAGGCATTGCATGTGAACTCCGATCTGCTGATGCATGGGATATCGCGCTATAGCTTCGGATTGACGGCGCTCGGCGCGCCGGCGCTTGATTTCAGTGGTAGTGTGTCGCTGGGCAATATCAAGGTCGGGCCGCTGCAGGATCCCACAAGCGCACCCTTTGGAGCTACTCCGAAAAGTGGAGATGAGTTTCTGTCTAGAAAGATTCAAGATCTAGGCGGGCCGCTGGTTAGCTTGCCCTTCGCGCTCATTCGTGGGTTGCTCGATGACAAGACGCCCGACCAGTACAAGCGCTTTTCGGGCGCCATCCCCGTCACGATGAAGGCTATTGGCGATGCTTGGAAGTCTGGCCAAGAGCCAAAAGCTGGCTCGCTGGAGGAGCGTTTGCCGTGGTGGCTGCAGGGCATGGGGGGCTATACCGATCGCAAGGGGGATGTTACTTTCCCTTATGATTTTGAGGATGCTGAGCAGCGAGCCGAACACAATGCGAAGTACTTCAATTTCACTTCGACGGCCGTTAATAAACAGCTGGAGCGACATGGCGAAGAAAGTAAGATCGTTGAGTTCTATCAGGAAAAAAGAGCGCACTTGCTCGCCTCGCTCGCTATGGCGCGACAAGTGCACGATCGGGAGGCCATTAGCGACGCCTTCTCGGAGATACGCAAGTTCAATGAAACCGTGCCACTGAAAGAGCTGGGCATCACGGGAGCGTCGATTCAAGAGACGTTGAAGCGACGTGAGACGACGAAATATAAGATTGAGCATCAGATTCCTCAGCAGAAGCGATTGTATCGGCTGTATCGCCAGATGCAGCGCGAAGACGAGGACGTCACGACGAACCCTTCCGCGCCTGGGGCACTCGAGCGCACTGGTCCGTGAGGGCGCAGCAGCAGCGCCCGGCGCGGATTTCGCGACGCCAATAGCGGACGCATTCGCGGCTGACGCCTAGGCGCGCTGCGAGAGCGCCGTTGCGTAGAGAGCGGTATTGGTCGAACCACTCGAAGATGCAGCAATAGCCCGAGGTCGCCGCAAGGAACGCTATGATGCCGTTTCGGCTCACTTTCGCCCCTGCGCTTCCAGCCATACAGATGGACGATCCATTATGATGTACGGCTCACCGTATAAGCGAGATTCGCTGTCGAACAATTCGCTAATCTGATCATCAGTCACGGCTTCTGCGCCTCCAGCCAGTCGGCAATGTAAGACGGGCCCAGATACTGTAGGTCTTCGTGGTCAGCGCTCTCACGCAACAACCGCACGCACTCGGCGTGCTGCTCGCGTTTGGCTACATGAATAGCATTTTCTAATTTTTGTATTCTTGCCATTAGGTCCGCTACGATAGGATCTGGTGGTAGCATTAGCTTCTCGCGCTCTTCTGCGAGCGCTGTAACAATCTGATCTCTGTGCCAGTCGCACATATGCATCAACTCGTCGTTGTCGTCGAACGAGCAGGCGCAGTGGGTGCCACCGCGGGCTTTGCCGCGCTCATCTGCGCGGGCGGCGGCGATGGCGGCGAGTACATCTTCCTCTTTCCAGATTTTTTCCTTGAAAGGCGGAAGTAGTCCAAACTGAGTCGCTGAACAGTGCTCCAGTGCTATCTCGAGATCAGTTTTCATTGCTCACATTTCCTTGTATGGTTCGTCTATCGATCAATATTACATCAGAGCCCTGAACGAGGGTGATTACGAGGCCCGCGTTGACACTGCCGATGATGGCGTCCTCGATGTCGCGGTACGCGAACAATCGCGAGAGCTCACGCACGACAGTCTGGCGAGAGATGCGCTTGTGCGACTGCATGATTTCGAGAAAGCGCGTCTGAACGCGCGCGTTTTCGTTCTGGCCGACGTGCGCGAAGATTTTGTTCATATCTTCCTCCGCGCCTTCGAGCATTCCGAGCGCGAAGCGCATGTCGTTGAGGGTAATGACGAGCGAATCGCGACGGGAGAGAGAGATGATCATAGCGAGCTTGTGTAGATGCGTCTGCTTCCGGGCCAAGTATACCTCGAAATAGCGATCGTGCGCGGAGCCATATGATGAGCAGATCTTCTGATACCAGTCCACGCCCCAATCGCGCGCGTCGGGCTCGATTATGAAGTTGCCCCCGAGCGAAGCCATTGTTTGCAAATCTTCCAATAGTTTCGTTCGCTGCTCGTGGAAATGCGGCGGCAGATGCTCGCCGGGGTAGGCAACGAGCTGGCGCTTCGTGTCGGCGTAGATTATGATGCAGCGCGCCGTCAATCCCCCTCCAACCATCGACGTGGGAACGTTCTCGCTGAACCATGAGGGCGTTGTGCCTGCGATGATGTTGATGCAGGGATTTTCGATCATGTCGCTGCCCTGCGTTTTCGTACCTTTCTTGAAGGCAGAGCTCTTCGAGTCTCCGCCCCAGATGGACGTCAAGATGTCTACGAGATCGCGGTCTTGTGGGTTGAGGAAGGTGCCGAGTTCCGAAACGAAGTACGACACGGCACTCTGCGGCGTCATGATGCCGTTGTGCTCGAACATCGCAGTCGACGATGCGAGATCGAAGATAAGAAACTGCCAGGTCAAAGCATCGGCTCCGATGCGGATGCCTTTGATTTCGCTGAGCAAATCCTTGCCTATGTTGATCGTAGTCGACTTGTTGACAATGCCAGGCGGCGCCACGAGGACGATGTAGAAGTTCGGCACCCAGACGAAATGTCCCATTTGCATCATGACCTGTCGGCGCATGACGGAGGCGATAGTCGCTACGCCTGTCCAGAAATAGAACTTCAATGGTGCTTCGCCGATCGAGGCGTATTCCGTGAACGCCTCGAGCCAGTCTGGATAGTTTCGCAATGAAAGCTCCCCGATTTTCGGCGTCAAGAATGGAACATTCCCAGCGTCGGATATTATTCATCGTAGGGCTCCATGTCGCCCCAGGACTTATCACTCACCTTGATCGAGACGGGAATCGTTAATTGCGGACTGTAAGGGATAGATACGGCGAGCAGTTGCTTTATGCGTAGAACGTTGTATGCGAGTTCGTTCGTCGGAACCTCGAAGAGTAATGAATCGTGTACTTGCAGGCGCAGATCGAAGCCGTGATGGTCGGCGGCTAAGAGGCCCTTGTTGATGACGATGGCTACGGTTGATTGTGGAATCCAACCGAGTGCCTCTTTTAAGAGTTCTTGCACCCGGCCGAAGAAGAAGCGTTTAAAACCAAAACGGTTGGAGATTGTTCGCGTCGAGGCAAGCTGCGATTCTATTCGATCATGCCAATCTTTGATGCGCGGGTGCGCTTGGAACCAACGCTTGCGCATGCTTTCGGCTTGAGCGATGGTGATGCCGCAATGCGCAGCCATCGTCTTCGGATAGCCACCATAGTTGGTGCCATGGACCCAGGTCTTCGCCAAATGGCGTTGAGTTTTCGTGGCAGATGGGCCGAAGAGATCCTTCGCATTCTCCATATGAATGTCAGCGCCGGAATCGAGACGCTGTCGCAAATCTGTGTCTTCGCATTCGGCGACAACGACTTGCAAATCAGCTCGTTCGAGGTCTGCTTCGACAAAACAATGCCCCTCGCTGGGGACGATGATTCTTCGCAGATTTGGTAATTGCAGACCAGATTCGCCAGTGCCTCCAGCGGTTATATTCTGCAGATTCGTTCCAGTATTAAATGCGCTCTCGCTCG